AAGGTTTACAATCTTCAAGGCGAGATGCGTGACTGGTTTTCTGATCCTGCTAACAAAGGCAAATCTCCCGAAGATGCCCGCGCTTATCTGAATGGTCGGATCAGAGGCCCAGTCCAAGATGCGGCCATGAAAGATGGGGCGCGGCTCAAGCCAGAATCAATGAGGTTTTCAGTGCCGGTCGGCACAGGCGGACTCTATAATGCTCCAGTTCCAAGCCCAACTCCAACAAATCCAACTGACCTCATTAAAAAGAGTCGTGAGATTAAAGCCGAAGGCAAAGTTACGAGCTACAATTTCAAAGGCGATGCCTACTCGGATTCTAATTCGCGTGCCGGTATCGGGGCATGGAACAACAAGCTCACCGAAACATCGCTCGCCATCTCACCCGATATCGAAAGCAAATTCAAAGCCGCAGGAATTGGAAAGGGCGACCCCGTGGAACTCACTCTTGCGGATGGGTCCACCGTCATTCGCAACTGGGATGACCGCACCATGCAGGACAAGCAAGCCATCAGCAAATATGGCAAACCTCTCACTGGTCGCTTCGACTTCCATTCTCCGGGAGGAAAACAAAAGAATGATGGCATGGCCGTCCTGTCCTTCCGTAAAGCACCCAACGCTTAATTTTACATGATCGAAATCAACGACGACGAGACAGCTTCACGCATCTACACCGAAATCGACAATGCTACAGGAGATGAGCGGATGCAGATGGCAGATGCTCTTGGAAAATACGGAGAGAAAAAACTACAAGAGGAATACAACACCAATGATGAGCATTACTCAAAAATGTTCATGGATGATGCCTACAACCAAGAATACAAAGGCCGATCCACGGCCATCAAAGAGGCAGTCAATCCAGATGAGACGTGGCAGCGCGGGACGATTCAAGGCTACCTTTCCCACCGACTAGGACGAGATGTCACCGCTGACAATTACGAGATCGAGAGAGATGCATTTTCGATGTCCGCTTTCGGTCAGAAGAATATCAACGATGGTCAACTTTTTGATAATATCAAAGGCGACTACGAGTGGCAGCAAAAGAAGACTGAGGCACTCAACGACCTCCACATGCAGTCGGTCGGCAAGGCGATCAATGATTCCCAGCTAGGTCAGAATCGCCCCTTCGTGGACGGCATGACCGATGTCTTCAATACATGGCAGCAAAAGTATCCAGAGCTTGTGGACGGAACGAATGATGCCGCCTTCCTCTCGCAGGGATACAAGCTCTACTACGACACGATCAATGACCTGGACTCCGTGCGCCCGCAGGCCGCGCAGACGCTCACCACGCTGGAGAAGTTCACCAAAGGCGAGTCCGATCCAGAGGCGCTGCAAACCCTCTCCAATACGCTCATCGGAGCATCTCCCGAAGAACGTCAGAAAATCTACAAGTATGTGACCCTTGCCGCAGAGGCAGGCCAAATCGACCTCGCCGGGCTAGATCAATTTGCCCTCAACATGGGGCAAGCCTTCACCCGTGGGTTTGATTTCGTCCCGCAGGGTTCGCTCCAGATGCAGGAGGCTGGCGTCAACAACTGGTTGGAGTCCATTCGCAACGGAACGCAAATCTGGGTTCCAGTCGATGGCGACCTTTCCAAAGCAGAAGTCGGCAATGCTCCCGCAGGGGTCGAATCCGATGCATGGCGGCAGGCTACCGTCCCGGAGGCCGAGACCCTCATCCAGAGCGGTCAGAATGTGCGTGAGGGATTCAAGGTCGTGCGTGAACTCCGCAATGTGGCCAAGACCGGCGTCGATCCGATACGCCCCGTGCTGGAGGAGAATTCCTTCTGGGGAACCGCCGAGCGTGGCGCATACGGATTGGCAGGCAGCATCGCTCCCATGGCGGCGACTGCCGTGAATCCGTTCCTCGGCGCTCTCGCCTACCAAGCAACCGAGTACGACCGCATCATGCTGGAGAACTCGGACATCAACCCGCAGTTCGCCCAAGGTCTCGCGCTAGTCGAGGGTGTCGCAAATGCCGCCATCGACCGGGTGCAGTTGAAAAGCCTTTCTGGCAAGCTTCCCATGTTTGGCCGATACCTCGACCGGATCAAAAGCGATGGCATCCGCCGCACCGTCAAGATCGGAGCTAATGTCGTGGAGCAGAACTTGCAGGAGGGCGCTCAAGACCTCATCGCCCCCGTGCTGGAGACCGCCGTTGCCGCCCTCCGCGAGGACATGCCCGACAAGGATTTCTCCTCCCTCATGGAAGGTTGGGCAGGCCAGCGGGCCGAGACCTTCTTCGCCACCCTCCCGCTCGCACTCATCGGTGGCGGTGTCGCCTCCTTCCGCGATATCAAGCACCCGTCTGCCGAACTCAACGCGACCAAGCTTCGCATGGCGGGATTCAGCCCAGAGCAAACCACCTTCATCCAGCGAGCCGAGAACCCGGAAGAGTACGATGCTCGCATCCAGATGGAGTTTCCGAACCGCACTCCAGAGAACATTCAAGCTGGCGAGGAACTCATCCAGCAATCGATTTCGGAGGCACAAACCCCGCCAGAGAATAGCGCCAAGCTGGAAGAGACCGTGGCCAAGGACGGCACTCGCATGTGGACCGTCACCACGCCGGACGGCAAGGAACTCCTCCAGACCAAAGACCAGCAGGCCGCACTCGTAGCTATCCGCGAGCATAACGGGGCGCAGATTCTCAATAAGCAGTTCGAGACGCAATACGAACCAGAAGAACTCCGGCAGATGATCACTGACCTGTCCACCCAATGGACATCGGAGAAACCCGGCAATACGCTCGCCATGGAATCCGAAGGCATGAACGCCCAGCAAGAGCTTGAGCAACTCCAAGCCGCAGGCAACGCATCGCAGATTCAAGAACTCCACAACCGGATCGCGAATTCCCCGATGAAGGACACGCCTTACGAGCAGATCAACATCCTCGGCAAAGCCAGCGTGGACGATGTCGCGGAGATGGTTTTCGGGTCACTCATCACGATTAACCCCAACACCCGCCCGGAGAACCTCCGCGAGGAAATCCACCACATCGGCGTCAAGGTTGCGATCAAGAATGGCAGCGTCACACTCGACACCTTGCGCGGGTGGCTCGACGCGACCGAAAAAGCCCTGCCGGGAACCTTTCAGAACCTTGTCCGAGATTCGGAAGGTGACATCGTCGAATCGCTTTCCCAAGTCCAAGCTGCTTACGAGAACGGCAAAATCAACGCCGACGAGGAAACCAAGCTCCCGCCTTCGTTCATTGGTTACATCAAAAACATGATGCGAACTTTCGCCGAGGTCATGCGCCGAGCAGTCGCCCTGCGCGGAGCATTTAAGGACGGCGCTCTGCCTGCGGAATACGAATCCTTCCTCGCCGACTCGGTCGGCCTCAACCAGCAGGCACGGGTCGATACCGCAAGCCAGCGTGTCGCCGGGGATGTTTTGGCTGATACCGATGGCAAGGTGGTTTTCTCCCGCGCCCAAGCTCAGACCAACGCAGGCGAAATCCGCGCCAGCAACGCCACGATCACCGGCCCCGCGAACTACAGCATTGCCGCACACCACGGCACGCCGCACAAGGTGGACAAGTTCAGCACCGCAAAGATCGGCACAGGCGAAGGAGCGCAGGCTTATGGCTGGGGGCTTTATTTTGCTGAAGAGAAGAAAGTAGCGACCGGATACCGTGACGCTTTGTCTGGCGTCAAATTATTGGACGCTAAAGGTGAGGTTCTTGTTGGGTTGACCAGCAATCCAGTTACTCAAAAAATCCTCAAAGAAGCCCAGTATTTTTGGAAAAACGGAGAAACTACACTGCCGTCGATAATCAGCGAAATTACGCAGAAGAAACGACAGGCTGAATTATGGGCATCATCTGGATCAAATGTTCAATCCAACACAGAGTTTGTATCTGGGTCGGAAGAAGCGATTCGTTTACTCCAAGGAGGCAGTTCTGCAAAGGTTGACGGCAACCTCTACACCGCCGAAATAGATGTCGAACCCGAAGACCTGCTGGACTGGGACAAGCCACTAAGTGAGCAGGGCGAAAAAGTGAAGGGTGCGTTTAATTTAAAAATATGGAATGAGGACAGGTTCAAAATTACCGATCTTGATGGAATTGATAACATTTTATCTAAAGACGCAACATTAGGAGAGGCATATCAACTGATGGGAGAGCCTAAAGATGTGTCATTACATCTCCTCGCCGCAGGCATCCCCGGCATCCGCTACCTCGACGGCGGCAGTCGCTCGGATGGGCAAGGAACCTACAACTATGTCGCCTTCGACGAGAACCTCATTCGCATCACCGAGGAGAACGGCAACCGCATCCCCGCATCGCAAGCTCTCGCTCAACCTGTTTCGACTGATACCAACTACAGTATTGGGACACCGCAGTTCAAAGGATGGTTCGGAGAATGGGATGTCGATCCAACAACGGCATCCAAGGTGGTTGATTCCGATGGCAAGCCGATGGTGGTTTATCACGGCACTCAAAGACCGGATCGCGTAGGAGACCGTTTCCGTAAATCTCGCGCCACCTCTGGACCGATGGCTTATTTTACGAGTGATCCAGAGGTCGCTTCGTCTTACGCAACGGGAAAGATGGACACCTCCATGGAGATGCCTTCCGACTACGCCGGGTGGTTCAAGTGGAAAGGGAATGGGATGCGCTCGCCGGTCAACATTGACCAAGCGTGGTGGAACCTTTCTCCCGAGGAGCGGGCTGCGGTAAACGAACGCATCTACACGATTGGCTATTCCGATTGGGATGCTGGCGAAGGCCCGATTGTCGGGAATTCGCAGAGCATCATGCCCCGCGACAGCATCGACTACGAATTGCGCCAAGCCCGTGGGAACGGTCTCCGGGCCTTGGTCGAGATGTGGCTTTCCAGCGGTTCTCTTTTCAACCAAGAGGAAAAGTTTTTGGAAGTCCTGCAAGCGGCAGGCGTTAAAGGGGCAACGCTCGACGATCCCAACGCCGCCCGCTCGGCAGTCTACCCGGTCTATCTTTCGATCAAAAAACCGCTCGATACGGCAGACATCCCAAACGATGTCATTTCTGCTTTGGAACAAGCAGGAAAACGCAAACGGGCAAAGCAATCAGCGGGTAAAAATGCTGATTCATGGGACAAGAATACCATCAGCGGAAACGAGTGGATGGCCTCGCTGAAAGAGGACATGGCGAAAGGAACGACCCATGCGTGGACGCGCATCCCCGATTGGGTCACCGACACTCTGGCATCCTTTGGTTATGATGGCATCAAAGACACCGGAGGAAAACACGGCGGGGTGCGGCACGAAGTCTGGATTCCATTCAACGAAACGCAGGTCAAATCCGCCACCGGCAACCGTGGCACCTTCGACCCGACCTCGGCGAACATCAACTACAGCATTGGGGTTGACTCAAACGATCCATTGAATTATCGAATAGCTGATGGAGGAAGTGCTATTACAGCTTCGCAAAAAATCGCCCGTGACTTGGGAGCAAGCAGTCGCGCAATTCAAAAGGCACAACCCAGCGCACCCTCCCGGGATGCCGAACTCCAAGCCATCCGAGAAAGCGCAAGCATACCTTGGTATGATATTGGAGCGCTCGAAACACCTGCTACGGTAGCTTCCGAACACCAAATCTGGTTCAAGGAAGGAAAAGTTTTCAAAGCCACGGCCTATGGAAAGTTTGGGCATTCCATAGAGAAAGGGCCGGGGAACGCATTGCCGCTGGAATACCTCCGCCGGATCGCAGCGACCAACGAGGCATTTGATGATTCTGCAAGGATCGTCGGGAAATTTGAAGACAAGGACGGAAATCTTGGTCTGATCCATGTCCAAGATTTCATCCCAGAAAACCCCGAGAATCCCACACAGCCTACGCCAAAACAGATCATTCAGTTCTTGCAATCTCGCGGATTTTTCCCAGCCGAAGGACGGCCCACAAACTATGAGGTCTGGATCAACCCGGATCTCGGCATCGAGGTCACCGACCTGCACCCGGGAAATCTCATTGTGGATGCCACGGGGAAACTGGTTCCCATCGATGTCATCGCTAACAAATACGACAGCACCAAAGGAGTAAGCTACTCCATCGCCAGCCAGTCGGAGATCGACCGGGTGAACAAGGCGCTCGGCGGCATGAACCGAGGCCCGGACGAGCGGCTCAAAGTCTACCAACGGGCGAAGAATAGCTTCTCTCGCGTAATGCAGGAAAACAAGGAGGCGCTTGATGCCATACGCTCATCCGTTTCGACTGATACCGCGCCTGCGACTGAGCGGGTAGAGATGGATCGCGCAGGAAAGATGGCGGATGTATCGAGTGAGGAGAAGACCGAGTTGGAAAAAGCATTGCAGGATAATGCCGACACCTTCCTTCCGCGCATTGAGGCCGCGCAAACTCCCGCAGAGCGCAAGAAAGTCGAACGTGATGCCAAGGACCGCGCCAAAATCTTAGAGCAAGGAATCCGCGACAAATTTGCAGAACGCAAAAAATCGGTGGATGCCGAGGCGAAGTCCCAGCGAGACCAAATCGTGCAAGCCGCAGCGGCAAAAGATTCCGCATCCAATGCGAGGATGCGCGACAAGGTACGGAATACCAAACTCGTCAACGCTATCGGCGAGTTGGATGGGATTCTCAAAGCGTTGCCGCCAGAGGTTCGCGGCAGGGTGGGGGGATTTGCCGTGCTTGCCAATATCGGCACAGGCGACAAGGCGCTTGCAGACTTCTTCGTGCAGCGCATCGACATGATCGACCGCCAGCTTGAGCGCACACTCAAGGAAGAGTACGGGACGCAATTCGACGCCTTACTTGAGCGCACGAAGCCAAAGAAAGCCAAGGCTGGCGAGAAGCCCAAGGGTATCGGAGCAGACATCCAATCTCTATTTTCAGCGGTGCGTGAGGCCAGAGGATGGAATCCCGATAAGGTGGATGGTCACATCGCCGATCTTGAGACGCAGATCGCCGCTGGCAACCTCACTCCAGAGGAGGAGGCATGGTTGACCCGCGAGGCAGACCTAGTCTCGCTCGCTGGAGATTGGAAAAATGCTGATTCAAGTCGCCGAGCCGCAGCACTAGAAGCATCCACGGAGACATGGGCGAAGGGTATGTACGAATTCGTGCAAAAGAAAATTCAAGAGCGTGAGGCCCGCGACATCGCCCGCGCCAAGGCTATCAAGGCTACTGGCAAAAAGGGCGACTACACAGACCGCAGAGCGAGGTCCGAAGCCGACAATGGGCTGAAGGGAAAAAGCCATGGGTGGCTAATGGACACCATGTCATGGGATCAAGTCGCCGGGATAGTATTCGGTCACGAATCAGCAATCGCCATCGAACTCTCCGATGGTCAGCGCAAGGCCGAATACACCAAGATCGATGCCGTGCAGGCTAAGGAAGATGCCATACATGACCTCTTCACGCAGTTGGCAGGCGGTAGCAGGCTAGAGGGTGAAAAGCTCATGTGGAAAATGAGTCAACCTTCCATCGATGCTGGAGGCTTAAACTTGTCCCAGCTAGAAGCACTATCCCCAACCATGCTTTGGGCGCAGGAGGATGGTCGTCGCCACATGATCGGGCAACTCGATGCCACGGGAAACCCAACAAGTCGTTGGCACTACAACCAGCAATTCATCGACGACATCGAATCGCAACTCTCGCCAGAGGCGAAAGCAGTCCGTGATTTCCTGTGGGATTCCTATGGCAAGGGATGGTTCTCAATCAACTCTGTCTACCGTGACTTGAATGGCATTAGCCTTCCCCGCATTTTCAAATACTCACCTGTCACGGTCAATCCGATCAATGTTCCATCCGGGATGGTCTCTGATCCTGTGACCGGCAATGCGGTTTCTGCTGGCAGCATATCGCCCGGCGCTCTCCGCACCCGTGGGACCGCTATCGCGCAACCAAATTTCCGCAACGTCATCAGCACCTATATCGCTCACACTCGGCAGATGGAGCATTGGAAGGCTTTCGCTCCTTGGACCAAAGAAGCCAATGGCATCCTCCGCAACCGCGATGTGCAGGACTCGATCCACGAAGCAGGAGGAGAGGAGGCTAATAAGGTTCTGAACCGGTTCCTCGATGCATTTGCTCAAGGCGGCAACCGCGATGCCTCGCTGGGGTTAGAAATCTCGCAGACGCTCAGTCGCATGACTAGTCGAGCCGCGCAAGTCGCCCTCGTCGGCAGGGTGGGTACGCTTGCAATCCAGTTCACCCAGATCGGTGCAGCGAGCGCCGAGCTTCCTATGGGGGCTTATGTGTCACGCCTCGGAAAACTGATGACAGGGAACCTCAGTTGGGCAGAGGCGCTGAACTCGCCCTACATTCAGCGCCGGATAAAACAGATGCCTCCAACCGTGCAGATCGCGATGGAAGGCTTGAAGGCTGGCAAGCCAAACCAACTCAAGCACCAAGTCACAAAGGTGGGGCAACTCATCTCCGGTTCCGATGCTCTCTGGACTGCGGGAACCTACGCGATGGTGTACGACTACCACTTGGGGCAAGCCAAGTCTTTCGGCTATACAGGGCAGGCCGCAGAGGAATACGCACACAACACGGCAGAGCGAGTCACCGACAGGTTAGCACAACCCACGCGCATGGGAACGAGGTCGATCTATGAGATCACCGCTACAAACCCCGGTGCAAAATTGGGATGGGCATTCGCTTCCGAAGCCCGCAAGAATATCGCCTTACTCGCGTATACAAAAGCCAACCGGTCAAAAGGTCAGTATAGAACAGCAGCATTAGGTTTCGTTCTATTCAACTTGGCCATGGGAGCCTTCATCCGCAATGCATGGAAGGACATGAAGGACGACGACGATGAGGAACTCTTCGACGAAAAAACATGGAACTGGAAGCGCATCGGCGTGGCAATGCTTACGGAACCCTTGCAGGGCATACCATACCTCGGCGACTACATCGAGAAAGGCATCAATGCCGCACTCGGCCAATACCACCAAAGCTCCGACCTCATCAACTTTGAGCGTGGTGTCCGGGCCATCAAGCACATCCCCGACATCCTCGATGGCGAACGTGACATGGAAGGTGTCCTCAAGGACATCGACGGCATGGTTTCTCTCATGGGAATGTTCAACCAGAGCGCAGCCGCAGCCGCATCGCTCACACACATTGCCTCCGACTTCTTCGGTGTGGCAAAGAACGCAACAACAGAAGATTGACAGCTTGTCTGTTTTGACTGATACCATGACTATGAAAGCACTTTTCTACATATTGGACCGGCTCTCGGAGAACTCGACGTGGAGGGGTATATTGCTGGTCGCCACCGCTCTCGGCGTGTCGCTTAGTCCGCAGCATCAAGAAGCCATCGTGGGCGCGGGCCTCGGCCTCGTAGGCGCGATAAACATCTTTCGCAAGGGATGACACCGCGCTGGATCGCCGCAGGAATGATCCTCTTCGCCTTTGCCTGTCTGGCGATGGCGTTCTTGACTTCCTGCGTCAGCGTTCCAGTCCCGCCATTCGGTGAGCGTGTGGGCGAGATGGGGAGTCTGCAATTTTCGCTCGGAGTCAAATACCTTCCAGTGACTCAACCAGACCGACCCGGAGACGCCAACCTCGCATTCGCGTGGCAGAAATTCGGCGAAGCCAAAGCCCTCAAAGATAAATGAACCACCTCCTCGCAGAAATCGCCGCATCGCAAGTCGGAGTCCGCGAAGTGGGCGGCAACAACAACGGCGCAGCGATCCGCAACTTTCAAAAAGCTACCAACCTCAAGCCAGCCGATTGGCCGTGGTGCGCGGCATTCGTGGATTGGTGCGTCCGCGAGTGGCTCGACAAGCCCGGCGTCCGCGAGTGGCTCAACCTCCAATCCTCCACGCCGGAGGAATGGCGACCCAAGACCGCCCTCGCCTACGGCATGCTCGACTGGGCCAAGGCCCGCCCGAAGACCACCATCATCCTGCACGACCGCGAGTGGGCGAAGCCGGGCGACATCGTCGTTTTCGACTTCAGTCATGTCGGCATCGTTGAAAGCGATTCCGGCCACCAGATCGTCACCATCGAGGGGAACACCAACGGGCGAGGTGAGCGAGACTCGGAATCGGGAGACGGGGTTTGGCGAAAGGTACGGCAGAAATCCATCGCCAGAAATTTTATCCGCATCCGCCCAGTTGTTTAAATAGTCGCGTTCCCGCAGAGAGCGAGAATCGCGTTCCGTAAGTCGTTGATCAATTACTTGCAAAAAAGCATCAAAAAGTTACAAAAGCGTTGGCACAAGCTGGCACAAGTAAATCTAAATAACTGCAAAACAACGCACCCAACGCGACTCAAAATCTCGTTCAGCAATGAGTGTCGGTTCGATCCCGACCGCCGGTAATCTCTTAAAGATGAACCCGCAGAAGCTCTCTAATACAGACTCTGCGGGTTTCTTGTGTCTGGACTCCGTGAGACTCCTTTTTACTTGTTTGGACAAATAAAGGTTGAAGATTGGGCACAAGTGGCACAAGGTGTGTCCAGTTATGACTCATCAAGTTACGTTTGATAAGACTCGCCGCACCTCACCGTGGAAACTTGATATCCCAGCAAAGGTGGCTGGGCGGCGGTTGCGGTACTTTTATCAGACCGAAGGACAGGCATGGTCTGACGCACCTCGCATTTTAAAGCAACTACAAAAGGGAGGTCTCGATTCGCTGGAGGAAAAGGACGGTCCATCGCTGGCCGGTGCTGCAAAAATCTTCATGCCGCTTTTCCTCAACAAATCGAAATCCCATCGAGAGAAGGTGGAGAAAGTGTGCGGTTGGTTGTCGCGGGATTTACGCTGCTCGCTGAAGGCGGTGACTCCGATGATGATGGTGGAGTGGTTCGGCAAACTCAAGGGGTCGGACACGCAGCGGGCCACGGTGTATCGGTATGTGCGGCTATTCTTCAACTGGTGCGTGAAGATGGACCTGCTGGACAAGTCGCCGTTTCGTGCGGTGGACTGCCCAAAGCCGAGGTCGCGGAAGGGCATCCTCAATGCTGAGGAAATGCGGGCGCTGTTGGATGCGGAGATGAGTGATTTGATGAGGGCTTCGATCTTGTTGGGCGGGTTCGCGGGACTGCGGAGCATCGAGGTTCAGCGGATGAACTGGGAGGACATCGATGTGAAGGCGGGGCAGGTTTATGTACGCCCGGAGGTCTCCAAGCAGCATGACGGCATGATGGACCGGATCGTGGATTTCACCGAACCGATGAAGAAGCGGAAGAAGTTTTTCATTGGAAAGAAGGGACGCATTGTTCCGGGGAGTGCGCGTGCATTCTACGAGGAGCGCAGAAGGTTGGCCGCGCAACTAGGCTGGGATGGGTTCCCAGAGAATTCGTTGAGGCATTCGTTTGCGACCTATCATTTGGCGAAGTGCAAGAGTCCAAATCTGACTGCCTTCCAGATGGGGCATTCCAACTCGGCGATGGTGCAACGTGTCTATGCTGTTCCCGCTGCCAGAGCGGATGAGAAGGCGTGGTGGAGGATTTAAATTATGCCGTACCAAGACAAGAAAATTCAGAAAAAATTCATGGCTCGGCAGTACAGGACGAAGTACGCCACGGACCTCGCGTTCAAAAATGCCGAGGCGAAACGGAAATCCGATTGGTATCAAAAAAATCGGGAGCGTCTCATTGCAAAAGTGCTTGAGAACAGAGCAAAGGTGAAAAAATAATTTCGCCCGCAGAGGTAGTATCTATGGGAGTGTCAATAGAAAAGTGATGGTAGGTGATCACCTTATTGAAAATAATTGTTGCGTGGTGTCTGACACCATCCTAACTTATCTCCATGCCTGATAAACGAGCAGCAAATAAGATCCGTGTGACGGTTCCTATGGAGGATACTCTTCTTGCTCGGATACAAAAATTCGCACAAGAAAATGGAATCGACCGGGTCGCTGCCATGAAGCTCATGTGCGATTCCTATCTCCAAGAAAAAACAAAAAAATCTAAGCCAAAAAAACAATGACCAAGATAACGATCCCAATCGACAAAGACATGAAGGCGCAGCTTCAAGCTATT